AAAAAGAACGTGCGTGTTGGGCTCTCATTAGTGACCGCGAGTTTTCAGGGGGGGGGTTCTAGTGCATGGGTTTACGAGGACCAGCCCCCCGGCCCATCGAGCTTGTAAAAGCCGAGGGGAATCCGGGACACCGGAAAATAAAAACGGAAACACCCCACTTCAAACCGATACTACCGCCTTGCCCATCCTCCCTGGACAAAAACGCCAGGCGGGAATGGAAAAGAATAGGTCCGGAAATCGTGCGGCTCGGGCTCATGACTTCGGCGGACTTCGCCGCGTTTGCCTGCTACTGTGCGGCCTACTCGCAGTTCATTGCCTCGCAGCGGATCCTGAAAGACGAGGGTCTTACCTTCATGTCGCCGAACGGGTATCTGATGGCTCGGCCGGAAATAGCCATTTCGAATACAGCCATGAAGCTGATCAAGGATTTTTCTATCCAGTTCGGTTTTACTCCTTCGTCGCGTGGACGAATCCAGCTGCCGGATGCGGGGGATGGGGACGGAGAGGATCTAGACTGATGGGGTATGACCAGGCTGTAGCACAGCGCGCCATAGATTGGTTCCCCCGTTATCTGAAGCACACCAAGGGACGCTGGGCTGGCGTGCCGTTTGACCTGTTGCCCTGGCAGCAGGAAGTGATAGGAAGGCTTTTCGGAACCGTCAACGAGGACGGTTCACGGAAATACAAGCGCGTGTATGTCGAGATCCCGAAGAAGAACGGAAAATCCGAGCTGGCCGCAGGAATTGCGCTCAAGCTGCTTTTCGCCGACAACGAACAGGGTGCTGAAATCTATTCGGCCGCGGCTGACAGGGATCAGGCGTCAATCGTATTCAACGTAGCCGCCGACATGGTGCGGAATTCTCCCGCCCTCTCCAAGCGCTGCAAGATCATAGATTCGACCAAGCGCATTTTCCACAACAACGGCGGATTCTACCGCGTCCTGTCGGCCGACGCCCACACCAAACACGGATTCAATACCCACGGTGTCATCTTCGATGAGCTTCATGCTCAGCCTAACCGAGAATTATGGGACGTACTCACCATGGGATCCGGAGCCGCAAGGCGTCAGCCGGTCTATTTTTCCATAACCACCGCAGGATACGACCGGCATTCCATCTGCTGGGAGATCCACGACTACGCGCGCAAGGTACGCGACGGCATTGTCGAGGATCCCAGCTTCCTCCCGATCCTCTACTACGCTGACGACGAGGACGACTGGACGGCGGAATCAACCTGGAAGAAATGCAACCCATCCATCGGGCAGACCCTCAGCCTGGAAAGCGTGCGCGAGGACTGCGCCATGGCCCAGCAGACGCCGGCCCTTGAGAACACCTTCCGGCAGCTCCACCTTAACCAGTGGGTAAAGCAGGAATCGCGGTTCATCCCCATGAAACACTGGGACGCCTGCCCGCCCATGGAAGACCTTGATTACGACGGCGAGGAATTCTACTGCGGGCTTGACCTGGCGTCCACCACCGATATTGCCGCGTTCCTCATGGTCCGATCGACCGATGACGGCTTCGTTGACGTCGTTCCGCATTTCTGGATACCGGAAGACTCCATGAGGGAGCGGGCAAAACGTGACGGAGTTCCCTACGAAACGTGGGTTGACCAGGGATACATGTATGCCACACCCGGGAACGTCATCGACTACAAGGCTATACGGCAGAAAATAATCGACCTTGGACAGAAATACCAGCTCCTTGAAATCGCCTACGACCGGTGGAACGCCTCGCAACTCGTCCAGGATCTGGTCGACGACGGCGCGACGATGGTTCCTTTCGGCCAGGGATTCATCTCGATGTCCGCACCCACCAAGGAATTGCTGACCCTCGTCCTTGGCCACAAGCTCCGGCACAACGGAAACCCGGTGCTGGAATGGATGGCTGACAACATGGTCGTGCGCAAGGACCCTGCGGGCAACCTGAAACCGGACAAGGAAAAAAGCACCGAGCGCATTGACGGCATGGTTGCCCTGATCATGGCCCTTGACCGGAGCATCCGCCATTCGGGTGATAACGGCGCGTCGGTCTACGAAGAGCGGGGGGTTATAGCCTTATGAACATTCCCCGGTTTTTGATCAAGGAAATACGCAACCGATTCATTACCTGGCTGGACAAGGACACCGGCCTGCCGCGCTCATCATCGTATTTCCCGGTAGCATCCGGGGTAACCGTCACGGAAGAAAGCGCCATGCGGGTAACCGCCGTATTTGCCTGCGTACGCATCCTGTCCTGGACACTGGCTTCCTTGCCGCTGCACCTGTACCGCCGACTTAAACCGCGCGGAAAGGAGCGGGCCGCAGACCACCGGATGTACAGGATCCTGCACGACAGTCCGAACAGCGAACAGACCAGTTTCCAGTTCAGGTCCCTGATCATGTCCCACCTTTGCCTGTGGGGAAACGGCTACGCGGAAATCGAGTTTGACCGATTCGGCGAACCGGTGGCCCTGTGGCCGATACCGGCCTGGCTGTGCACACCTTCGCGGACGCTGGAAAAGCGGGAATTGTTCTACGAAATAAAACTCCCCGACGGAACGACCAAGAAGCTTCCGCCATACCAGGTGTGGCACATCATGGGACTGAGCCTTGACGGATTGAAAGGGCTTTCACCCATAGGCATGGCGCGGGAAGCGATAGGGCTTTCCATCGCGGCCGAGACCTTTGGAGCAAGCTTCTTCGGAAACGGACTCAACCCCGGCGGCGTGGCCGAGCATCCGCAGAAACTTTCACCCGAAGCCCACGCCCGGCTGAAAGAAAGCCTCAACGAAAAGTATGAGGGACTGGGAAAGGCACACCGGCTGATGCTTCTGGAAGAAGGAATGAAGTTCACGAAAGTGGGCATCGCTCCGGAAGAAGCCCAATTCCTGGAAACCCGCAAGTTCCAGGTTGCCGATATCGCACGCCTGTACGGCGTCCCTCCCCACATGATCGGCGATACCGAAAAGACCAGCTCCTGGGGAACCGGAGTCGAGCAGCAGGGAATCGGGTTTGTGGTGTACACCATGCGTCCCTACCTGGTCGCATGGGAACAGGAAACCAGCGCGAAGCTCATCGATCCCAAGGACCGCCGGGATTACTTCCCTGAATTCGCGGTTGACGGGCTTTTGCGCGGTGACATCAAGAGCCGCTACGGCTCCTACGCGGTGGGACGCCAGTGGGGCTGGCTCAGCGTGAACGATGTCCGTGAGCTGGAAAACATGAATCCCATCGACGGCGGTGATATCTACGTCACGCCCCTGAATATGACCGACGCCACCAAGATGCAGGATGACAACCAGGACGAAGGCACGGACGCAACCCCGAAAGAAGGTACGGCAAAAGACAGCGCACGCAGCCTTGCCCCGCTTTATCTGGACGCGGCCAAAAGAATCCTGCGCAGGGAAGAGGCCGACGTCATGCGCCAGGCCCGCAAGCTTGCACCTGCCGCCCTTCGCTCATGGCTCGCCGGATTCTACATGGAGCACCGCGACTTTGTCGTAAGCCAGCTAAACCCGGCAGCTTTGGTATCAGGCTGGGAACCAGACTTCATTTTGGATTATTCAGAAAAATACGCCCAATCAAGATACCAGGAAATTGACAGCGTCGCGGATGCCGGAGCCGAAGCGCTCCAGGCGCGCTTCGACGAAACACGGAGCGCACGGGCCACAGAAATGGCAGCCCATTTTACCGGAGGCATGATATGAACGCCGAACGCAGATATTTCGAAATGAAGGAACTCCGCTCTGAAAAGCGCGAGGACGGAGCCATGATCATTGAAGGGTACCCGATCGTCTACGACCAGCCCTGCGTCATGTATGGATGCTGGAAAGAAACGATTGCCCGCGGCGCGGCGAAGAACGCGCTCACCAGGTCGAACGAACTCGTCCTGTGGAACCACATGCGCGACCAGCCCATGGCCCGACGAAGCAACGGAACCCTGACGGTAACCGAGGACGACCACGGCGTCAAGATCATCGCTGACGTGTCCAAGACCAGGTGGGGCCGCGACGGATTCGAAGCGGTGCAGACGGGCACGATAGACAAGATGTCCTTCGCCTTCGATGTCGCCCCAAACGGGCAGCGCTGGGACATCGAGAAGGTCGACGGGATCGACATCGACGTTCGGGAGATCACCGAATTCGGGGAAATATTTGACTACTCGCCTGTAGCGTATCCGGCCTACGAAGGCACGGAGATCCAGGCGCGCAGCAAGGAAATCGCCTACAGCGGAAAGACAAGGCAGGAACCAGCCGTGAGCCAGGCGGACGAGGCTGAATCCGATAGGGCACGGATCGATCTTGAGATCGAAACGCGCGAACGCGACATCCAACTCCGAGAGAAAGGAAACACACATGGTTAACATCATGGAACTCAGGCGCGCCCTCAAGGTAAAACTTGACGAGGCCCGCGCCATCCACGAAAAAGCGAAGGCCGAAAGCCGATCGCTTTCCACCGAAGAGCAGGCGTCCTATACCGCCCTGATGTCCGAAGTCGACAACCGCAACGCGGAAATCGAACGCGAGGAACGCCTCCAGGGTGTCGAGATGGAACAGACATCCACCAGGGAACCCGGCCCCAACGAGATCCGGGAGTTCGGCGACTTCCTCCAGACCATCCGCTGGAATCCCACCGACCCGGCCCTGCAGCGCAGATCACCCTCCGAGCGGGGCGAGAAGCGTGACATGTCCATGGGTGTCGGCGGCGCTGGCGGCTTCCTGGTACCCGAACAGCACTCCGATGCCATCCGCATGGTCGAGCCCGGAGCCGCGATTTTCCGGCCCCGCGCCCAGGTCATACCCGCCGGGTCTCCCCCCGACGCGGCCATCACCATCCCCGCCCTTGACCAGGGCGGCGTGCTGGGCGTCTACTCCGGCGTCGTGGTGCAGTGGATCGCCGAAGGCGGCCTGAAACCGCAATCCCCGGATCCCACCTTCCGCGAAATCCGCCTGGAACCCCAGGAAGTCGCGGCCCACATCGTCCTCACCGACAAGCTCCTGCGGAACTCCGCAGCCGCCGGCGCTCTGGCCACCAGCCTGTTGCGCAAGGCGATACAGGGAGCCGAGGAAGACGTGTTCTTCCGTGGCGACGGTATCGGCAAGCCCCTGGGCATCATTGGCCATCCCTCCACCCTCAACCGCGCCCGAGCCGGCGCGAACGCGATCGCCTACACCGATATCGTCGCCATGTACTCCATGGCCAAGTTCGGTGGATCCCTCGTGTGGGTAGCCTCCCAGACCTGTCTGCCCCAGCTGATGACCATGGTCGACGCGGGCAACAACCTGATCTGGCAGCCGAGCGCCCGTGAAGGTGCTCCGGGAACCCTCCTTGGATTCCCGCTCCTGATCAACGACCAGAGCCCGGCGCTGGGAACGCAAGGCGACCTGGTGCTTATCGACCTTGACTACTACCTGGTCAAGGACGGATCGGGCATCAGCGTCCAGGCGTCCGAGCACCCGCTCTTCACCTCGAACCGGACCATCATCAAGGCGTTCTGGAACGTCGACGGCCAGCCCTGGCTTACCTCCCCGCTCCTGCAGCGTGACGGAGTCACCCAGGTATCCCCGTTCGTGGTCCTGCAGTAACCGCCCCGGCGGGGGCGCAAGCTCCCGCCATCACTACGAGAGGAGACTGAAACAATGAGATTGAGCGAAAGACTCAAGATCGATACCGCCCTTACCCCGATAAGCCTTAACGGCGCGGGAACGGGCGAATATTTCGGGATGGCGAGGCACCGCAAGGCCCTGTTCATCGTCGAGCTGGGAGCCATGGCCGCCGCGGCTACGTCGGTACTGCAGGTAATGCAGGCACAGGACGCCCAGGGTACCGGTGCAAAGGTTGTGACCAACAACGCCGCAACCATCACGGCCAATGCCAAAGTCGCGGCCGCGCTGCTTACCAGCGGTGCTGTCCATGTGGCCGGCGATATCTACACCATCAACGGACTGGTGTTCACCGCCGCCGCCGCCGACGTCCCGACCTCCCGCACCTACGCGATCGGTGCCGATGCAACCGCATCGACGGCAAACCTCGCGGCAAAGATCAACCATGCCACTCTCGGAGTGCCTGGTGTGCGTGCCGCCGCGAATGCCGGGGTACTCACCCTCACCGCCGACGAACCGGGAGACATATCGATCGACCTGGCCGCCGGAGCCGGGGACGTTGGCGTTCCCTCCACGGCCCGCGCCGTAGGGTACGTG